AGAAATAAGCTGGCGTGGATATTCCCCGGCAAAATCTGGAGTCGGATTTAATTTAAATAAGGCCCAATTGATACGGCCAGAGTAGCCAATACGATTGGTCCCAGAGCGGTTAAATACATTTATACTAATTTGATCTTTTGCCCGGGAAACACTCCAGGCCTCATGCGGCCCTTCCGGCGAAATAATCAAAATAACCTTATCGTCGGTATAGTCCAAAGATTCCCAGGACTCGCGATAAATGGCGGCCGCTTCACCCGCTTCGATTACACCAGACTTAATTTCGTGGTAAAGCTGGGTGTCTAAATTAACAAAGCCCTTATTAACCAGTGTTCTTTCCGTGTCAATTGTGGCCCAACCTACCCGGCCATTGTAGCCAACACGACTGGTCCCGGAACGCTCATAAACACTATCTCTAATTTTGTCCATTTCTCGCGCCGTACTCCACCCCTCATGGCCGGCCTCTGGACAATATAAATGCACAATGGTCCGATCCAAAAGTGAGTAGTTATGCCCTTTTAATCGTTCTGCATAAATATCTGCCCCCACCCCGGTTCCCACACTTAACACCGGAGGGAAAAACAATTTAGCAATACCGACCAGATTATTAATTTTGGTGTCTATCTTTTGAAATTCAGAGGCCACAAAGGTTTTTAACGCATATTGCGGGTGAGGGTCTGCAGCTGCTAAATGCCCCTCCATGGCCAAACGTGCATATTCTTTATATTGCGGGTGAGGGTCCTCATCGGTTAAGTGGCTTTGTAGCAGCTGGGTAGCCAGCCCGCCGCGCCCATCAAGAGAAAATTCAATTAATGCCGGATCTATGGTTGAATCCACGACCAGGCCAAAAGTGGCTACATAATCAATGCCGGGATAGATTCTAAAGAATGAGCCAGCGGGTTTAGATGCAACGGCGAACAATACCCCGGTAGACGTAAATAAGCCTAGCTCACTGACAAGCTTTTCAACCGAAAAGCTCATAATCATGGTAAAGCGCAATGCGAAAGACTCTGTTTCTATTGAGCCTGCAGCAATCCCATTCTCTGCAAACTTGGCCGCCATACTTACCCGATTGACTGCCGGGGCATATTGGCCAGAGCCTAGGCCTACTTTATTTAATGAAAGTTTTACGCGGTTTTGTTGTGCCAGGTAAAGCGCATTTTTCCCGGCATCGGTAACGATAAAAGTAATCGGTTCAGACATGAACATAGCTCTTTAATAACATGGCCATAGTATTGGCCAGGCCATAAAGAGCTATTTTTTTTGTTCCCTGTGTTTTTAGTCACTTATTAATCCAAATAAAAACAACGTCTTAACAAGCCAATTGTATATTTTTAATTTTTACCCTTAAAAATAGTCAATCTAATCAATTTCCTCTGCCAAGTTCTTAAGGTCCTCTATGGTGTCTGCAACGGCGCCAGTGTGTGCCTGGCCTGCAACTGCCATTTCTTGAGCCTCTGGATCGTTTATATCTTCATACGCTGGCGTATAGTTGATTGACTCCATAAAGATAAACGCGAGTGTATCGATCATATCTGGAGAGCTTAAGCCACGGCGTCTCATTTCCTCTTTTGATAAGACTTTATAGCGGCTCTTATCATCGAAAGTGTAAGGAATACGGGTCACTTGTTCCTCTAATTTTCCTCTGTGACGGCGGGTTTGAATCTTAATGCGGCCCTGGCTGATTGCACGGGCTAAACATACGTTTGCCTGTGCACGACGATTGACATAGAGCTTTTTATTGTCATTGGTAAAGCATTCGCCACCCCAATGAATCTCCCTAAAGAAGATACCCAGGCTACGCAAGTTTTGCGCTAGGCCAATACCGGCGCCGTTTGCATCTAGCAAGATTGTCAGATTTGGATAGCGCAATAAACACTCTTCAATACATGCAGTCATTGCATGTATATCTGCCCGGTTATTACACATAGGAATATCAACCACGTCTACACGGCGCGCCCGGTCCCCATATTGAGCCTCACCCCATACTTTAGCGACCGTAATAACAGAGTCATCGCGACCAACACCCCCGCCGACGTCCACGGATAGCACATAACCATAATGCGAGTGTTTCTTTTTAATGGCTCGTCGCTTGTCATACATCGCTTCGGCCATAGCCTGTGTGACAAGAAACTCATTGGCCCGGTCTGGAAATATCCCGCGAATACGAATCATATATTGAGGGTCGTCCCTCGATCCGTATTGCATGAGTGATTCTTTTAATTTATTGATCGATACAATCGGTGACTCTTCACCATTAAATGTAAGGCTGGTCCAGACGCCCCCGACCTTTACAGATAATTTATGATGCGTATCAAAGAAAAAGCCGCTTGATTTTGCTGGCTGTGAAGTCAGACATGCCCGGTTATCTTTATGAGTCAAGGCACCCATGGCCACGTCCATGATGGCGTTATCAATACCGCATGCTTCATCACCCCAAAGGAAATAATTATCCCCGTGCTGGCCGGCTATGTTGGTCGGCTGGTTTTTAGGTGCAGTCTTTGCGATAACATGCCAGGTTTTATCGTATCCCTTGATATAAACCGTTTCAGCCAGGACCGTGACATATTGAGCCAGCCAACTAAGATGGGTGTTTTTCATCCTGGCCAAACAAATGGAAATCTCTTTCCAGACTAATTTTCTTAACTGGTCAATCTGGGGCGCCGTGAATAGCATTACTGACTCTTCAAAAAACAGTAAATGCCAGAGGGCAATAATCCCGGCTGAACGTGTCTTACCTGTATTGTGCAATACAGTTCTATTACCATCTAAAAACTTATGATTGCCGTCTAGGGTGAATCCGTAATAGCGGCCATATCCTAAGGGTTCAATATCCTGGATATTAAATTGAAGTGTTCTTAAGTCTTTACTGGTTTTATAGACTGCATAACGGCGCTTTTTAGCGCTTGACCAGGCTAAATAATCGCTTACTACTGCAGTAATCTTTTTGTAGCCAGTTCTAGCGGTCCGGCCAATCAGACAAAGAATATGTGAAGCGTTAAAGGTGTGCTGTTCGCCGTTGGAATAGGTAAATTTATAAAGATCTTCTTTGCCCCGGATTAACTGCAACACGTTCCGTACTGATTTTCCGTTGTCCCCCATGAGCTGATCATTTACACGGACCTCTTGCACGGGCACCACATCGCCATTGGCCAACATGATTGGAGTATCACGACCAAAACAACCATGGCCAGAGGCTACAGAGGTTCGGCTACCGTCTCGCGCTACAGATAAAAATAAGATTCGTTGTTGCCAGGTTACAGCTTGCCCGGCCTCCTTGGTCATATTGAGGCCTTCAACGGCGAATCTTGTAATATCGTACCTATACCGGAGACATGCCTCGCGCCATTCCGGTAAAGATTTTAAATCCTTAAGCATTAAAAAGACCTGCAACCACTAGGGCTACAAGTCTATGAATGAAAAACAGAGGCTATTTTTTTTGTTCCAGGCTAACTACACGGTGAAAGGTTCATCAAAATCGCTACTTTCCGGCTCATGCTCCAGGTGTGAATCGTCCTGGTGCAACTGGTGTGCAAACATAAAACTATTGGCGCCGCGCAAGGAGGCCCAGCAAGCCAATAAAATACAAATATGTCCGTTTGCCGTCTCTGTTGATAGCTCCCAGATTGCACCCTTATTCGCATCAAGTTTTCGTTGCTGCAGTACGTTTTGTGGGTTGTATCGCCCTTGCACTTTGTCATCCATGGTCAAAAGATTGTTTCGGATCTTCTCATGATAACAACGGATAATTTCAGTTAAATGCTCACTCTCGCGATACAACAAATCCCACTTGGCCACGCCATCTGGTGAATCAACAATAACCAGGGTTTTGGCCCGAGCAACTTTTGCTTTAAGTTGCTGGACTAAAGTTTTTTCAGTCTTAATCGGCTTGAATGGCTTTTCTGCAGAAACATAAATACGCCCGGTGGCCACGTCGCACGTCGCAACAAGTCGGGTCGGTTCACCAGAGTAGCTACTCACCCGGGCGTCTAGGATTAAAGTTTTACTCATGATCAGGCACCCGTTCAATTGTGTGCTGCAATGTCTCTTCATTGGCCACGGCGCGTAAAATCGTTGGTTCCTTAACAATGCTATGCAAATCTGCCTCGCGTACCACTTCCCACTCCCCAACCGGGTGTACTGGTTCCGCAGGGTTAGATGGGTCGATCACTGGCTGGCGTCCGTCTGGGTCCACATCATAGTCATCTGGATCCAAACCAACCACTTGAGGCTCCAGGCCAATCACTTGGAAATCAACCGTATTCACCCAGATATTTTTTTGATCGGTCGGCACCGAATCTGGATAGAGTGAGTTTTCAATTACGGTAAGCTCCCAGCTGTCCTTTACCCCACCCCCCAATTCATAGGTCGCAATAAAACGCCGTTTAAAATCATCCGTCATATACGAACAAAATTGATTAATAACAGCCT